AGGTGGGAGGGTTTGGGGTTGGCAGGTTGGGGGTGGAAGAGGCTGGGGGTGCCCGGGGTGGCGGTGAGGGGGGCTTGGCCACGGAGTGTTTGGAGAACGGGGGCGGGATCGTCAAAGGGGAAGCCGTATTTGACGGTGATGTGGGGGAGATATTCGCGGCCCTTTTCGGCCAAGTCGCCAGCGGGGATAAATTGGCTGATGGCAAGGGCGGCTTTGGAGATGGTAAGGGGGACTTCGGCCAGGAGGCTGGAGTAGGTGTGTTGTTCTTCGTCCAGGTCTTGACCCTCACCCACGTCGCCCCCATCGGGTTCTTTGATTTCGGGGGCAGTTTTGGTGGGCTTTGCGGGCGGCTCTTGGGCGGCCGGTTCTGCGGGTTTGGCCGGGGGCGCACCGGGGGCACCAGGCGGGACAGGAGGCGGGAATTTCTTGGCCATTTCCTGTTCCCACTTCTTTTCCTCTTCGATGGCCGCTTTGGATTTTTCGTGTTCGCGGCCCAGTTCGCCAGCGATTTCGGCTTTGGAGGCAAGACCGGCTTCGATCTGCTGGATGCCAGCGGTGACCTCTTCTCCGAGGTTGCGGGTCTTCACGCGGGGCGTGTCCACGGAAATGTCAACTAGGTCGAGGATGTTGCGGGGCAGTTCGCCAGCTTTGGCTTTCAGGGCAAACTGGAGTTCCAGGAGGGGCTTGTCCCACTCGACCATGCGCTGTTGGCACTTCTCGAACTTTTTGACGGCTGGACCTTCAGCAACCAACACGGATGAATAGTTTGCCCCAGAGCTATCACTCGTAAACATGAATTCTGGGTATTGCACACGGCTAGCGGCGGCGCGCAGTTCGGCTTGGACGCCAGCGACGACGCCTGTGGGGTCGGTGACCGGGGGAAAGTCGTAGGTGGTGTCGGAGTTGGCGTCAATGACGGAGCCGGGTCGCCATTGACGGTAGTTGAGGGTTTTGCCGGTGAGAGTGTTAGTGACGGCGGCGTCGGCGGCATTGGCGACGTAGGCTTGAATGGTGGCCTTGTTGGCGTGTGCGTGTTTGCGAATCCACGCGATACTGGCCCGCATCCCGATCATGGTGGACATGCTGCGGAGGTTCTTGACCGCGCGGTCCAGGAATTCTTCGATGGACCAAAAAGTAGAGACGCCACGGGGGGCGGCTAGGTCCACGTTGAATTTGATGTGCTGCAACTCGCCCGCACGGGTTTCTGGGGAAAACGCTTTGAGTTCGTCGTAGTCGTCTCCCACGTTGGCGGTCAGCGGGGTGTTGGATGTGATCGGGTGGACGTAGTAGGACTCAGGGCTTTCGTAGTCCACAAAGCTGCGGGCGTTATTGCTGGGGGAGTCGATGCGCTTGAAGCGGACGCCGTATTGGACGGTATTGTATAGCGAATCCTCCATGTTCAGGTTGGTGGGATTGCGGAGTTGTTCGGGCTCCACGAAGCGGACGCTTAAATCGCTGTCGGTAATGAACAGGCGACGGAACACGTCCCCATCCCGCTCCCCACGCATCCAAGTCTCGTCTTGACGTTGGGACCAGATGTTGCGTTTCTCGAATTGGGAGACGATCTCGCGGCAGCGGGTCAGCAGATCGTCGGATAGTTGGTCGGGGGTGACGCCCTCTTTCCTCTTTATACGGTAGACATGCCCCGTTCCGACTATGTACGATTGTCCATTATTCACGCAGTTAATCGCGAAGGGGTTAAAGTTGACAAGTCGCCGGCCCGCTAGGCGGATCTTTTGCAAGTCGTCTTCGGAGCGGTAAAGTAGCTCGTCGTTGCGGGATGACGTGAGGGACGTGCCAAGGGGCTGCCATTTTCCATCGTTGTCTGCTTCGATATTCATCCGCTCGGTGTAGATTTGAACGGCGTCCTCCAGCAAATCACTTTGATACTTCAGGTAGGACGCCAGGGCTTTTGCGTCTTCATGCGCCCGGTCACGAAGGATTAGTTCTTCGCGGGTCGGAAGGAGGTAGGCGTCGTTCATCGGGCGTTCCTTGAATCCTGCCCTGCCGGGCGATGACGTGGTTAGCTTGCTGTCCAGAAATAGCCTACCAGCTAGGGGCAGCATTGGGAAGCCTGTCAGCCGTCGGGGTTTAGGGCTTTTTCCGCGATAAGCCAGCCGTCATTGTTCCCATCCAACCGATCATGGGCGGCGTACTGCGAGCGGGAGTGTGCCCAATTGTCATGGTCGGCATAATGCCGTAAGGCGGCTGTAAGCCGTTCAATTGCTTTGCTCTGTGTCTCAGCAGTTTCAGAAAGGGTTGTGATCTGCTGGCCGGTCAACGGGGCAAAGGTCGGTGGTCGATAAGCCGCTGGATCAGCAAGCGTTGGTGGCTCAACCCCAGTCCAAATTTCTTGCAAGGCGACAATGCAATCGCCGGCAGTCGGGCCTTCAACAGCTACGGATACGGTGTGGGTGCCCGTGGTTACGGTGCGGGTGATCTTCATGTTAGCTGTCCTTTCGATTGGTTTTAGGAAGAGGGGTAAATTGTTATAGGAATAAATTCCACCAAACCAGACCTATACTATAGGTCGCCCTGGATACGGCAGATGATCTGTAGCAGGAAGGCTTGACGGTCAGGTTCGGTTCTCAAAGAGCGGTAGGCTCGCTGGAGTGGCTCGATGTACCTGTCCAAGATGTTCGTTTGCTTGCCTTTCTTCTCGCGGGCTTGTGTGCTTTTGAGGAGCAGAGTTGCATCGTGCTCTGCCTGCCATCCGGCGACACGGGGATCATCCAGACGGCCACACCATCTGCCGCTCTTGGACAAGATGGATAGTCCATCAGACCCATCTTCTCGCTCGACCGCTTGGTACACAAAGATGCTGCCAGGGTTCCCCAGGTTCTTTACCAGAGCCCAGCCGAATAGCGAATTTTCAGGATCGGGTGGTAGGGGTTCATCGGGATTAGGAAGGGTGTAGAACGATCCGCCATAGGTGCCATCGGTGAATCGGCGAACACCGGCGTAGACAAGATGGATCGGCTTGGTCTTCAGCTTGGATTTGTCGGGAGCTAGTTTGATCGCGGTAGCCACGGTTGCGGTCCTATATGGTTGGGTGGCAGATGGTGGAATTTATTGTTATGGCCCAAAAGTGGGGGCCGCTTACGGCTTCTGGAAAGAACCAGGGACAGGCAGCGGGACGCCCTTGGTCAGCATCGCTTTGTTCGTCCTGGGATCGCTACAGACAAAGCTGTGAAAGCCCTGAGTAAACAGCAGGCGGTCTTCCTTGCTGGTCAGTGGGCATAGGTCTTGGGACCAGCCACGGCGTTTGTACTCCCACCCCAATCCAAGTGGGCTGCGGTCTTCGTCGGAGATTTGCCGGCCGGGGTAGTCGTCATCGGCGGGCTGATTGCGGTCACGTCGGCGGGTTGCAGTTGCCATCAGAAATCCTCCAGGGAAATGATTGGGGACACATGGGCCAGTTTGCAAAGGGTGTCGGTGGCGTCGATGATTTCACGCGGGGACCAGCCTTGCTCGTCAACCAAAGTACGGCGGACGCTGGGCCAGTTGCCGTCGGTGGCGGCTTCGATGAGTCTTACCAGGATGTCGGCTTGGGTCGGTGTCATAGGTTAATTTGCTCCTTCTGTGTTGACCAGTATTCGATTCGGGCTTCCAAATCGCGAGCAATCATGCGGCTGGCAATTTCTTTCGCATGTTCCAAGGTGAGCCGATGGGCACAAGCCCTCGCATCCGGCCCTGCTACCATTTCCAAAGTGACAGCATTGGAAAGGTAGCTGTAGCCGGATCGAATCACAAAGTCCGGTGAGATCGGAGCCGGTTGAGCCTCTTTGATGTACGCGACGGTCAGCGACATGACCGCATTGTCCGACGCCGTTTTAACAAGGTGCAATGCACTGGAAAATGCTTGTGCGAATTCGGTGGAATACACCATCGGCTTCGCGGCTTGGAGAGTCTCCAACGCTCTGACGGCCAATTCCAATGCTGTCAAAGCCTCGTCTGCGCGGTTGACGTTGATTTCAATTGTGCTGTTCTGTAGGGATGCCATGATCTAATTTACTCCTTCTTGTAGATTTACAGTTTCGATGCTGCCGGGTTGGGGTTGTTGGGCTTCCCGTTCGCGGCGAATCTTGGCGGTCAGGGATTGCAACAGGTCTGCGAGCGCCATGTTGACCCTGCCGGTCACGCGAGCGGGGATGCCCAGTTTGAGGTCTTCTTCGGTGATGGGTACAACGTCGCCGTACAACACCGTAGTCGGATTGGTCGCGGAGACGAGTGTGAGACTGATGTGATAGGACACGAAATCCTTACTTGCCATTGATTAAAGCTCCTCGGTCGATGGTGACGGTGGCGGAAACGTGGCCGGCGTTGTCGTAGTCGAGCTTGCAGGTGAGTACCGCACCGGGCTCAATTTTGACGGCGGTACGAGCGTAATTCATGCAGGCTTGCCGGACTACGGCCTCTTCGATCTCAACTTGGAAAAAGCACTTTGTGCGACTCTCCTGCGTACTGTCTTCCTGCCGTCGCACCAGTTGACATCGCAGGTTGGTTCCACCGTGGAGGTGGATGGCACTGTTCACGTCGTCAGGGGTCAGGGTTACGGTGATGCTGGTCTTCATACGAGCGTCTTTCTGGAGTTAGGGTGTCGATGATGCTGGGCTAATTGGTTCAAAAGGTTTCTGGCTAATCTCCCCATCGTCATTGATTGTGAGATCGCACTTGTACCCGGCTGCTGTGACGATAATGTCATCGCCAAGACCGGTTGCCAAGACGTGAAACCTAATTTTGTAGGGGTTGCTGAGAGCGAGTGTTAGGTCGTGGGATCTCTGCCGTGGAACTGAATTAAGGAACTGGACGAATTCGCAGAGTCGGATTTTCTGGATCGGATCGAGAACTAGGCATTCGGGAATCATTTGACCCTCCGGCAAGGCGGGGTTAGGGTAATGGGTTGCTGACCGTCTGTAATTCTATCATCTATATTCGCAAATGCAACAGGGAACCAGCGTCGCAGATTTTATAGGCTCTAGCGGGTCTTCACGAAATTTGCTTCTATTGGCAACCTTAACGCGGACTCTAAACCGTCGAGCACGTCATCATGTGCGCCCATCGGGAAGTCGCGGGCCTCTTCGACTAATGTGCGACAGCCCGGAGTTCGGCGGAGTCGAAATTCTTGGTGCCGCCAGTGGGTGTCCAAGCGACGGATGCGAAGGATCTTATTGACCGTGTTGGTCATCATGTAAATCGGGTAAGAAATTCCAAAATGGCCACGAGTGTCCTGCTCGAATTGTTCAGCTAGAATCTGTTGAAATCCATTCTGCTCGAACCCCACTAAATCGGGGCGGTATTGGTCTAGGAAACTCATAGTGGACGCGATGACACGTTCGCTGGTCATGCGTTCAGCAATAGCGTCTACGTAAATCAGCTCACCTTTCACGCCAGCGAAGACGATGGCAGTGTTGTCCCCGGATTTGCTCGTCTTGCCCATTGCCGGGTCCACGAACACGATACGTAGGTCGAAGTCATTAGGCCATTTATCTTCGTCGCACCAGATGTGGTCATGGAAGTAGCTGTCAGGCCAGTCAACAGCATCGGCTGCTGTGGGACGACCTTGGTATAAAGCCGACCACCAGAAAGTAGATTGGGAGCGTTTGATCTGTTTCAGGGTGCGGAGGGGGAACCGCTCCGGCCATAAGGGGGTGCCCACGGGTCTCTGGAGAGAATCGGGGACTGGATCGTCTGCCTCGGTCAAGGCGGGTAAGTGAACGTGAAGAATTGGCTCAAATTCGCCAGTAGCGGCCTTCGTTAGAATACGGCCAGTAAGATCCTCTCGGTGCCATCGTGTAGCTATGATCGCCAGGATGCCCTTTGGGTGCAGCCGGGTAAGGGCTGTAGACAGAAACCAATCCCATGTCTTTTCCCGCATGGTGGGAGAGAGGGCTTCCTCATCGTTTTTACAGGCGTCATCGACTATTATCAAGTCTCCACCACGGCCAGTTAGGGGGCCTCGTACACCCGCCGTATAGGTTACTCCTTCGCGGCCAAGAAACTTCCAATAGTTAGACCGCTTGGCGCTGGGGTCAATTTGGACGTTGAAGAGATCGCCAACAGTGGTGCCCCTGTCGTCAACACTCTGGAAAAAAATATCACGAGTTTTGGCACCCCACTCGGCAGCGAGACTGGCTTCGTAGGTGGTGATGATGACGTTCTTGTCGGGGTAGGTGCCTCGGAACCATGCGGGCAGGTAGCAGGATATAAAAAGGCTGTTATGCGTTGGGATCAGTGTACGGCCCACAAGGTATAATCCGTCCTCGCTGGCTACTTGGATACACCGACCAAGTTTCTGTTCTTGTTTCGGTATTCGGTCTACCGATATCAATCCGATTCGTCTTTGGGGGGCGAAACGGTTGACTGTCTTTCGATCGAGTTTGACGGGTATCTGAAGTGTCGGTTGAAACCCGACGGTATAGACGGTCAGCCTTCCTGCAATTCCAGACGTAGATGTTGTGGGGGGAGCTTCACAGACGTAGGGACGAAAGCCAAGAGACGTAGCAAGTTCATAAACACCGTCACGGAGTTCGAGATTTGTAGTGACGAATCTTGTTCTTCCTGTTTTAGTTTCAACATGCCCATCTGTGTCAATCAAACCGGCTAGTAGCTGGAGGCGTTGCTGGATACTGCCTCGCAGGTAACCACCTGGGATACGCTTCTCATGGAACACTCCAATTGCTTTTAGATCCCTTGAAAGACTGCACTCATTCCCTTTTCCTTTGTTGCCGTCCCCTGCGAAGTAGGTGGTGACCACCCCTGTTGTTGCGTGAACACATCTCGTGGATTGCGGGTATAGCTTTGAAATGGCTGTAACTACGGTGATGTCTGAGGGGTCGTGGGTTATACAGGGCTTGCCGACTGATCCATCACCAAGCCATGCACCAAGGACATAGGGATCTACTTGAAATTGCTTTTCGGAGTATTCTATCGCATGGACCAAAGGCAGTTGGTAGATGACCCTTTGTTTGTTGTTACATGCCCGTATCAGTTTCCTTGGGAGCCCTCTATAATTGGTTTGAGTAAACCATTTAGTTTCTACGGTGATAAAGTCCCGATGATTTTCACTTCTGTCAAATACGGTCCATTCGTGATCTTCGTGACATTCGACCTGCTCCCCGTTGGAAAATGTGACTCGCATCCCAGCGAGTGCCTCTGGACCAATCGCGAGAACTTCGACGGGTTTTCCGTCAGGGCCGAATACAAAATCACCTGGGAGGATATCTCCATGTCTTTTCCACCCATCGGGCGTTGGTACGGGCGTGTCATGGGCGCATAGCTTACCGTGGCGAGGGGGACTGTCGATCACCAAAATTCGGGGTATCGGTGCCCCCTCTTGGTTAGCCAGGACAAAGCGGGTGACGGTTTGATCGAGCTTACGGAGGTGGGTGGAGAACAACCATTCACCCTTGCTGGCCGTTACCGCCAAGTTTCCAGGGCTCGCGATTTTCCCCAAGCGGTCCAATAATTGTGCGGTTTCCGTCATTGGGGGCTTCCGCTTTTTGATCTTCATGGTCGTCAAGATCGGGGATGCCGACTGGCCGGGCAAAGGTGGCATCAATGGTCCCGGTTTGGGAATCAATGGATCGCTGTCGGCAGGCTTCGAGATATCGCTCATCTTTGCCCATTTCCTGGATCAAGTGTTGGATGGTGTGCTCCTGTTGGATAGGGCCGCCGCCCGCGCCGGATAGCTCGACGGTGAACTTGGACGGTTCGGCGTATCCACGGGTGCGGCCTAGCGAGCGGAGCGTAAACTGGATGGCCCAGGCTTCCCGGTCCAGGACGCTGGTACGGAGACCGAGTTCGGCGAGGTCGATGATCTCTTCCCGCGCGAACTCTTGGATCTCCCGCAACTTGGGATTTTGGCGAATGCGGGCGTAGATGAGTGAGGGGCTACAGCCAAGTTTACGGGCGGCTAGGACTGCCAAGCCATCCGCCGCTTGGAGGGCTTCGGCCACCAGCCGGTCCGAAATTCGCGGCCGTGTCCGCCTCTCAGGTTTTTCCAGTAGAGGGGTAGAATCCATTAGTCGTTTCCAGGATAGGGGATAGAGGGTTCCCTGATATCCTAGAACATTTCTGGGCGGTGGTCAATTGTTGACGCGGGCGGAGAGGGGTGATAGGGTGGGCTTAGACGTGGTTGTCACCCTACGAAAAAAGGCGGGCCTGCAAGGAGCAGACTCGCCTTTTCTCTTTCGTTCAGCCCCATCCGGTCAGACCGGACGAGCGATCGTGGACTAGCCAACGGTGAATTCGGCCTTGCCACGCTTGACCCGCGGATTCAACTGGGCCGCCAGTTCGCGGTTTCGAGCCGCCGTACCCCGCTTGGTCGCAGCCGGTCGAGCACCGCCACGCGCTCCGGGGTTCTTCACGCCACCCGACGCACCACCACGAGTGATTCGCGAGCCCTTGAGCCCGCCTCCACCTCCGCCTCCGCCTCGGCGACCCTGGCCGCCCGTCTCGACCGTGATCCGATTCTTGCCGCTCTTCGCAC